GAGGCTGGCGGTGAGGACAGGGAAGGTCAAGAGTTCCTTATGACGCTCCCTCCTAAACCACTCCATGAAGAAGATTTGTAGTTCACGAGTGGACTGGAAGTCAACCTGTGTTCCATCTGGGTAGTAGAAGCCGCCGAACATTTCCTTCATGTAGGGACGGTCGAGGACGCTGATGTTCCAGAACACGGATTGATCGCCTCTAGCACTGGCGGGCTGATTGAGGGCATAGACGACGCCCTGCAGTTCCTGCTCGATCTCCTTCTTGTTTGTCTTGAGGTACTCCTTACCATATGTCTTACGTGCGAAGTAGTCGAACATATGCAAGAATTCTACAGTTGCGACTGCACCCGCAAAGTTACTGGCAATCTGGTAGACAAGGTTGACAAAGCCTCCGCAGAAACTCTGAAGGTTCTTTGGTGCACCTGAGACGCCACCAACACTCTTTGTCCCTTCCAAAAGGAAAGGATAGAGTGAGATAGAGGCGCAATAAGGCTTGAGGCTTGTCTCATCATGCACATAAATCAAGTGGTTCTTGATGTCCTCAAGATAGCTCTGGGCAGCCTGGTCGCCGAATCGCTGGCTCAACTTCTGACAGACAAGATGCCTGTTGATCTGGATGGTGAGGGGTTTATAGAGCTCGGCCTCAAGGGTGGCGAGGCTCTTGTGAGTGACGTTGGCGTTGCTGTCCACTTCGCTGCCAGTTGCGGCGTTCTGGGCATTGATGTAATTTTCAATGAAGCCAAGACGGTCACGCATTTGTTCTGGGGTTAGGTTCATGGGGCTCCTTTCTGGTTGTCTTGGAAGAGGTAAGTCCTGTCATGGAAACGAGTACGAACACAAAGGTAGGTGTCTGACTTATCCATACATATGTACTCCTCTACCTCATAAAAACGTTGGTTAGTCCGGGGATTGTCTAGCCCTCCCCGTTCTTTCTGATAACTCCCTGTTTTAAGCCATGAGATACCTGCCACGCGTGCTATATCTTTGTCATACTCCTCATCATCTGAACCAGAGTAAAGACAAACAGGAAGAATACAACTAAGGCGTCGAAGGAGTTTAATAAGATCACGCTTGCTGATGCCATTGGTTGTACCTCCCATGAGGACGATGGCATTCGCTCCTTTAGTGGCTTGCGTTTCGGCGATGCCCTCGAGCTCCTCTAGTGGTGTGATAGCAAGCACCTGCTGTTCACTGAGATGGGGGCTATGACATCCGGGGCACCCCTGCGTACAGTTGCCCAGTTCAAAGTAGACGGCAATACGCCCGGGGATTTCGTTCATGGTGATGCCACTTGATACAAGTGGAACTAGAATGGACAATCGGGGTCCTCTCCTTTCTCTTGTACCTCCTCTACGTCGAGGGGGTCAATGGCCTCGATGCGGTTGGTCTTTTTGTTGAATCGCACTTTGTCTGCAAGGCCGGTATCACCGGTGAAGCGACACTTGAGGCAGCGAAGGCGCAGCTGATTCCTCTCCTCGTCGCTCTCAGCCTGCTGGTTGCGCTCAATGGCGATGATGGTGTCAGGAAGCTGCTTGAGGCTGCCGGAGCCGCGCAGGTCATCCATGCTGATGCTGCCTCCCTGCTCGAAAGGGCAACTTTTGTTGTCTGTTTTCCGTAGATGGGAAACAACAAGTATTCCTGCCTTGGTCTCCTCGATAAGACTCCGAAGGGATGTCATGAGGCGGTCGATGGTACTGCGCTCGTCGCGGGTACTGTCATCCATGGCGGTGACAGCGATGGTAATATGGTCTAAGACAACAAAGTCGCAGCCCCCTGTGACGATCATGTATCTGATCTTGTCCAAGAGGTTGTCGCTCTCGATGCTGCCGAAGTGATCGTAGAGAAGGAATCCTCCATCACCGAATACCTCGCCGTAATGCTTACGCACTTCGTCTTTGATGCTGTCGGTCCACATGAGATGCAGGGGTTTGCTGAGATGGATGCTCATGAGGTCACGCAGGGTTTTCTTTGGGGCCTCTTCGAGCATTATCATGCCAACTTTCAGGCCGTGCTGCATGTGTAGATCATAGGCAAGCTCCCGCGCCATTGTGGATTTCCCGATGCCGCTACCTGCGGTGAGCAGGAGCATTTCGCCGCGCCGAATACCGCGTGTCATGCGTGTGAGGCGGTCCGCCCACGGGAAGGCATAGCCCTCGGTGCTGCCGTCGTCGGCAAGTAGGGTCTCTAAGAGGTCCTGTCCGCTGAGTATGCCATCGGGTCTGTATTCCTCGGCGTTCCAGATAGCGCTGATGACGTATTCTGGATGGCCGGCTTGGAGGCATTCGCTGGGGTCTTTCATAGGGAGACGTGCAATCTTCATACGGCCGGGCGGGAGGATTCCGCTGAGTTTACGCACGGCTTTCTGTCCGGCGTCATCCATGTCGAACATGACGATGATTTCCTCGAAGCCTAAGAGCCACTCAAGGTTCTCACGGAAGATTTTGTCTGCACTCTGGCATCCGAACGGCACGGAGACAACAGGGTATTTGTTGCCCTGAATCTGGCTGGCCGTCAGGCAGTCGATCTCCCCCTCGGTAATGACAAGTTTCCTGCCGCTGGCAAAGAGGTGCTGTCCAAAGAAACGGTTCTGCTTTTTGCCGAGGATGCGGAAGTTTTTGTCTTTGTCGCGGGTCTTTTGAAAAATGGGTGTGCCTTCGTTATCGGTATAGGTTGCGATCTGCAAGGGGTTGCCCTGTGCATCCCGTGTGTAGGCGTATTGGTATTTACGGCAGGTGTCGGCTGTGATGCCGCGCGACCGGAGTGCCCGATACTCCATGTCTACTGCGGGGATGAGGCTCCTCAATGCATTGCTCCTTTCTCTCTGGGTCGGCGTCCACTTCTCACAGACAAAACAGTAAGTATGATCGTCATACTCGGTGAGACCATCGCTGCTGCCACAGTCGGGGCATGGAAGGTGGGCGCGTAGTGTGTCAGACATACAATCACTCCTGGTAAGTGGTTAAGTGATGCTCCGTGCTGAGTGTTTTAAGGGCACTCTTTTGGAGGGGCGTCATTTCTCCGTCGGCAACGCCCATAAAAAGAACGCAGATGCTATCTTCCCAACCCTCGATGGCGGGGTCTGCATGCTGCGTGTAGGGGATGCCTGTCTCGGTGCGTCCGTCGGGGTGGATGATGTAGTGGTAGCCAACACTGAACCATCCCTGACGCATGACGATTTTCTCGTACTCTTCGAGCGGAAGGTCTGCCTTGGTGTAGAAGGGTTTAATACCGGCGGTCTTATCACGCTCCTTGAATGTGAGGTTCTGCGGGTTCATGGTTATCTCTCTTTCTTTTTTGGCTTCTCCTTCAAGCCTTTTGTGTCTTTCTGCGATTCACGGAACCACGATGCGGGAATGAGTTTCGCCGCATAGAGGAATCCATTCTTTTTGCACCAATCTGCATAGGTTGTCTTGCTGCCCTTGTAGATTTTGTTCCGGGGATTCTGAAAGACAAACCGTATGTCTAGGTGTGGATATTGCGTTTTGATAAGTAGGTGCTTCTGCCGGTCGGCGGTTTCAAAGAGGCCCTTTGCCTCGATGATGATGCCGTTGCGCAGAATAAAGTCGGGGGTGTAGGTATGCGTACTCTCAGGGATAGTATAGGTAAGCTGCTGCTGCTCATAGACCTCTTGTCTCTCAACGGTTTTGATCTGGCGTGCGATGCTGTCCTCTAATCCCGAGCGATGCCCTCTGCTGGGCTTATAGCTGTAGCTGCCCCCGCGTAGGCTTCTCAGAAGTCCTCCTCATCCCCAACGGGTACGTCATCGAAAGGTGTTGGCTCTACGGGGGCACTGAAGGTGTAGCCCTCACATGCCTCAAAGCCAAGCGATGCTGCTGTCGCCCCACCATGCTCTTTCAGCTCTACGATCTGTACGCCTGTGAGACGCAGAGAGATACCGTAGTTCTTGTTGCTGACGTAGTAGGGCATGAGTTCGTAAGCGATGCGCCCACGGGTGCCGCTGCCGATGCTGGTAAGCTCTGCGCTGATCTCTTTGTTCGATGCATCAAAGATGGGAACGCGCCGTGTCCAGGTGCCCTTCTTGGTCTGGATATCCTTCTGCATTTTGAATTTGAAATACTCGTCGTCCTTATACGAGGTAATGCCGTTGTTATAGTCGTACTTGTAGGTGTGCTTCTTACCCTCCTCGGACTCCACGAATTTCTGCCACTCATCGCCAATGATGGTGAGAAGATTCTGCTTGTCCGTGTCGTTATCGGGAAGGAAGGAGACGGCGAAGCGTCCTGTGTCGGTGCCCTGGAATTGCTCTGTCTCCAAAAGGTGCGGGAACATGAATGTCCCGATGGGCGTGGTGCCCGTGCGGTAGGTTGTCTTTGCCATGATGTTGATTTTCCTTTCTGTGTGTCTGGATGGGGGTTCTTCTCTAACTTGTGTACCACCTGGAATCCCTTGCGGCTGTAAGGGTGCTTAGTTCGGAAAAAGCTAAAGGTCAAAAAAGCAAATTCATAGCTTCAGCTTCTCTCCTTTTGCACTCTGGTGAAGCCACAAGGCATACTGCAATATCTTTGCGGTCTCCTTCACAGCGCCATCCTTCTTCCCCAAGCGGCTCGTGTACTTGATGATGTTACCCCGCAGGAAGCCCTCAAATGCCTCCTGTGTCATCTGGGCTTGCATGAGCTGGATGGGCTGTACATCTCCCTGATAGTGGTTGTCAAAGGCTGCCATAATTAGGTATTCCCTGTAGAACCGAACCCGCCTGTGGCACGTTCTGTCATCTCAAGTTCATCTATTTCCTCAAAGATAACAGGGATGTTACGCTCGATGAGACACTGAGCAATGCGGGTGCCTGCTGGGATATGAAAAGGCTGTGGGCTAAAATTCTCAAGGATGAGGAATACCTCACCTCGGTAGTCGCTGTCGATGATACCTGTCTGGTTGGCAAGCCGTAGGCGACTGTGGAGGCCAACAGAAGAGCGAAGGAATACCTTCATGTGGTATCCCTCGGGGATGGCAACGGCGAGGCCCGTGCGGATGAGATGCGAGCGTGTGTCGTATGCAGCCGCCGGAATAGTAATGTCCTCTACGGTGAAGAGATCAAAGCACGCCGCCCCCTTTGTCTGGCGCTGTGGTAAGCGTGCATCAGGGTGTAAGCGGACGACCTGTACCTTGACTGTCACATCATAGAGAGGGATGAAGCGTTGAGGTGGTGGAATGGGGATGGAATGGCAGGATGAACTTTCCTTGTGTGTGGCTGGCATGACTGCCGCCTCCTTTCTGTCTCTGAAAGACAATCAAAAAAAAAATAAAGCCTATGGATAAGGCTTTAACAGACTAAAATCTATGAGATTTCGGGAAAGACAAACAAGGTAGATAAGTTATGTTATATATATATATTATATATTATGCTTTATAGCATAGCTTATTTACTTCGCTTATAAGTTTTGATTTTAGGGAGCATAATAGTGTAATAGGTTTAGGTAAACGATAAAGATGCTTTAAGATTGTCTCAAGATGACTTCTTTCTCTAACTTGTGTACCACCTAAGAAAAATATTAAAAGAGCAAGGAGGTGGTTGCTCCCCTGCTCTTTTTGTCTACGTATTTGTCTTATTTCTTGCTAGGTCTCCATCCGATGCGCTGCAAGGCTTTGCGGACATACTCTACGCCCTCAAGGCTGAACACTGTTTTCATGCCTCCATGGCTGCCCCACTTGGCGCGATGCCACTTACCAACGCACATACCATTGGCACTGAACTTGGCGTATGGGTAGTAGATGCCATTCTCTTTGTAGCACATTTTGATCTCACAGACGAATGCGCCCATCTTATTGACAGGGTAACCCAGCATCTTTGCCATCTCACGGAGGCCTACGTAGCCCTTGAAGCTGATGAGCTTGTCGTAGGTCTCTACCTTCGGCTTGGCTTCCTCAAGAGCGAGGAGCGCTGCTTTCTTCTCTTTCTGCTCCTCTATCCAGCGCTCGGCGCGGGCAATAGGGTCGTCGAGAAGGTAGGAGGCTTGTGTCTTTTTCAGCTCTGCCTCCATACGGTTGAACGCGTTGATGTATTTGAGTTTCCACTGCAAGGCTGCTGCGCCTGTGAAGCTCATCGCAAGGAGGGAGAAGCCGTCGCGGGTCATGAGGTATTCGGGGTTTACCTTGCCGTTACTCGCCCGATACTCATGCTCGAAGAATAGGGCCGAAAATTCGGCTGTACTCACTGTAGCCTTGATTTCGCGGATGTTGTCAAGGACATGCTTGTGCATCTTGTCGAATCTATAGGACACCTCCCTGCTTGATACGACGATCTGATCGTTGTGGTTGGTGAGTGTGATTTCGTTGTTGTTCATGGTGACATTCTCCTTTTTGTCTACAGGGTAGAAAATACGGGCGGTGCTGTGGTTGATCTGCATGATTCATTCTCCTTTTCTAAGCGAAGCAATAGTTCGACTCTGCTACTTTGTCCAGTCCCAATTTCCCAAAACTCGGAAGATTAGGAATTTTATTCATGTCTTCATCCGCAATAAGATACGAGACTTGACTTAGGAATGTGTCTAGGTGGTTCTGGCCTTTGTAGAGTCCAATGAATTCCTCCCTTATGGTCTTGAAGAGCTGCCCTGCGTGGGCTGCATCGGTTCCGAAGCTGTCATGTATCATCATGAAGTTCCGATTGCCTTTTTCATATTCAGCCTTGACAACTCTCTGTAAATGTGCTGCGTCCATACTGTGTATAAAGTTGGGGGCGATGCCCTGTGCTTGTTTCCTTGTGTCTACCTCTCCCTCCCTCTCGACTTGTGTATAGAAGCGTACGCGGGCTTTGTTGAACCGTAGAGACACAACTTTTTGATCTAAGATCATGTAGTTCTGCTGCACGGGGAGTCCATTTGGGGTTGTCCATGTGACGACATGGTTGTCTTTGCAGATGAGTTGAGCGACTTCTTGCAGCCACGCCATTCCCTCGACTGCCTTGACTACAGTTTTTCCTACGGCGTCCCAGATGAGTTTTGCCATATATCCTGCTGCCTGATGGGGCGAGATGAATGGGTTATCATCTGGGTGATCTAAGATAAATGGCTTGATGATGTCACTGAGGATGTTCTCACGAAAGCCATACTTCTTGCTGCCATAGGCGAGGGTCATGACGCTGCGTTTGCATACTTTGCGGGTGATTCCGTCCTGAGAATACTTTAGTCTGTTAAAACATACCCAGTTCTGTGCTAGGGTTTTTGTGCCGTAGGCTACCTTTGGCTTGCCCTCCTCATCTGTTGCGACATTGCCCTCTTTGTCATATTTCCATCCGTCCTCTGTCCCTGTCTGGGCATCGGCTAGGAGGATATCGTTGACTTTAGTAGCGACAATCCCATAAATGTCCTGTACGTGATCGCTCGGCAGTAGGTTGACGGCTGCGCCGCCGCTCTCATCCCG